AGTTCGTTGCAACTCGCTTGCTCGAAACTGAACTTCGTGTTTCTACAGCTGACAACGACATCAACGCTATTAAGAATAATGGTTCAATCCCAGAAGGTTACACAATTAACCACTTCTTAACAGATCCAGATGCGTACTTCTTAACAACTGATGTTCCTAACGGCATGAAACACTTTGTGCGTACTCCGTTATCAACATCTATGGACGGCGACTTCGACACAGGTAACGTACGTTACAAAGCTCGTGAGCGTTATTCATTTGGTTGGTCAGATCCTCTCGGTATGTGGGGTTCACCAGGCGCTTAATAGCAACTGGCTACGTACTATTAAAGGGGCTTACTTAAAACGTAGGCCCTTTTTCTTTACCTGTTATTCATGGTTTTCTCTATTTCCCTGGCAAAATAAAAGCGTAATATGAGAGTCATACACACGGTGTGTATAAAATTTTAGGAGAAATATTATGTGGACAAAACCAGCAGCAACAGAAATGAGATTTGGCTTTGAAGTAACTATGTACGTAATGAACAAGTAATGATTATCGTAACAGATTGCTATTAATTTAGCGCTAGATTAGGGGGTTTAATACCCCCTTTTTCTTTTTCTAATATGCTATAATACTTGCAAATAGTGCCAATTCAGGTATTATTTGGGAATCCGGGTTACCCGGTTTATTAGACTGTCCCGGCAGATGCATACACAACTAATAAACTTAACTTTGTATGGAGAATTATTATGGCTTTATCTACAGCTTCAGGCCCATGGCGCTCAGTTGCGGGCTTTATCACACCAATCACTTATGTTTATGCAACTGATATTGTTGGTGGCGAATATCAAATTCAAGATGCCGGTGCTAGAATTTTAGTTTTATCACCAGCTGATGGCGGTCCAGCTTCTGCTGTTGACTTTATACTTCCTAATGTTGAAACAAATGATGGCAATGCTTGGGTAGGCCCTCAATCTGCTAAACCAGAACTCAACGGTATTCAAGGTTCAATTACTAACTATGGCGCAGTTGCTCATGTGCTAAAAGGTACTGGTACACAACCTGTGTCTGGTAACCCTGCTGGTGTAACAGTTGCTGCAGGTACTATTGTTCAATGGGGTGGTAACGGTAATCCGAATGCACCTTGGATCGCAATTAGTAACGCAGTATTAGCTTCCTAATTAAACTCTGGGGGCGCTTAGCCCCCTTCTAAAACTTAAAGGAGATTAATTATGATGCAAACCGATGTAAGTATTACCCAGCCATTAGGTGTTACTGTAGGTAATACATTTAAAACTCAATCAGGCGCTGTTTTAGGCCCCACTCGTATTAAAGCGATTTATGGTACTTCAGGCGCAGCCGCAGGTACTGTAGTTCTTTATGACGGTACTAGTACAGCCGGTGCACCTATATGTACAATTAGTACTCCAACAGCAGCAAATGGAGGTACATACTATATTTTAATGCCTGGTGAAGGTGTTAGAGTAAATACAGGTGTTTTTGCGGTAATTACTAACGTTGATTCAGCAATGTTAATTTATGGCTAATAAGAAAAAAGGCGTATCATTAGCAGTCGGACGTGGTGAGAAGCTCCCTGTGTCTAAAGGCGCAGGTCTTACCGCTAAAGGTCGTGCTAAATATAATGCAGCTACAGGATCAAACTTAAAAGCACCTCAACCACAAGGTGGACCTCGTAAGAGATCTTTTTGTGCAAGAATGTCTGGAATGCCAGGTCCTATGAAAGATGAGAAAGGTAGACCTACTCGTAAGGCTGCTTCGTTAAAAAGGTGGAATTGCAAATGAGTACAGAAAGAGAATTAGCCGAACACGGCGTTGAAATTAAACACATTCAAACTGACGTAGATACCCTTATGGAAGATATGAACGAATTAAAGAAAAGACTTGATGCTATCGAAAATACTCTTAATGAAATTAAAGGTGGATGGAAAGTTTTTATATTTATTGCGGGAGTAGCTTCTGCTTTTGTTAGCTGGGTTGTTACTCACTGGTTAAAATAATGAAAGCTTTTATTGAAAAAGTATTTAAGTCTAAAAAACTTAAAAAAGAACAAGAGGCTAAAGTTACAGAACAAGCGACAGAAGCTATGGTAGAAGCAATCATAGAAGAAGTAAAAAAAGATATTAAAAAAGAAAAACATATTGACTGCGAATGTCAAGAATGTATAAATAGGATAAAACAAAATGCCAAGTAAATCTAAAAAACAACATAATTTAATGGCTCTAGTTGCAAACGACCCAAAAGCCGCTAAACGACTAGGTATCAAACAATCTGTAGGAGAAGAGTTTATGAAAGCAGATAAAGGAAGAAAATTTAAGGAAGGCGGGATGCTTAAAGAAGTTGATTCTAGTGAGAATCCTGGTTTATCAAAATTACCAACGGAGGTTAGAAATAAAATGGGCTACATGAAAAAAGGTGGTATGGCTAAAAGCTATGCAAAAGGTGGATGTGCAACAAAATCAGATGCAAAGATGATTGCTAAAAAAGAAGTAAAAGGCCATGAAGCATCTATGCATAAGATGAAAGAAGGCGGTCGCATAGCTTCTAAAGGTGAGCATGCAGTTCAAAAACAATCTAAACGCGGTGCACAAATGTTTGCTAAAGGTGGCATTGTAGAAAAAGGCACAGGTGAAAAATACGCATCTAAAGCTGCTATGATGAAACACGAAAAGAAAGAATCTAAAGCAGAAGAAATGAAAGAACACGGCATGAAAAAAGGTGGCATGGCTAAAGGCTGTGGTTATGCTAGAGGCGGCGGCATTGAAGTACGCGGTAAAACTAAAGGCAAGATTATTTAAGGGGTTTATTATGGCTGATAAAGACAAAGCAACAACACAAGAGCAATATGAAAAAGCTTGGGCGGACGTAAAAGCAGGTAAACAACCTGTTCCTAGTTTTGATGATATGGGTCCATTCCCTACAGCTAAAGGTAAAGGCTTAGAATTTGTTGACCCAAAAGATAACGAACGAATTAGAAAATCCCAAGAAGCTGCAAGGGCTCAAATGCTAAAAGATATAAAAGCATCTAGATCTGGTCCTGAAGTACCAGGAGAATATAGAAAAAAAGGTGGTGCTATCAAAGCTAAAAAAATGGCTAAAGGCGGTTCAGTATCATCAGCTTCTAAACGTGCTGATGGCATCGCTGTAAAAGGCAAAACTAAAGGAAAGATCTGCTAATGAGACCTTCACGTGGTATGGGCGCGATTAAAAAGTCTAAAATACCAGGTGCTATGCCTGATAAGATGCCTAAGGGCGTTGTTAAAAAACGTCGTGATAATACTGATTTTACTCAGTATAAAGAAGGCGGCAGTGTTAACGCGGCAGGTAATTATACTAAACCAAGTTTAAGAAAAAGAATCGTAGCTCAAGTAAAAGCAGCTGCAACACATGGTACAGGCGCTGGTCAATGGAGTGCTCGTAAAGCACAATTAGTTGCTAAGAAATATAAAGCTGCAGGTGGTGGTTATAAGTGAGTGCATTAGCTAAACCACAACGTTCACTCAAATCATGGGGTGAACAAAAGTGGAGAACTAAGTCTGGTAAAAAGTCTAGTGAAACAGGTGAAAGATACTTACCAGAAAAAGCAATAAAAGCGTTAAGCCCACAGGAATATGCTGCAACAACAAAGGCTAAAAGAGAAGGTAAGGCTAAAGGTAAACAATTCGTAGCTCAACCTAAATCAATTAAACAAAAAGTAAAACCTTATAGAAGAGTGAAATAATGGTAGATAGAACCACAGGTACCACGAGTTTTAACTTAGATTTAAATAACTTAGTTGAAGACGCGTTTGAACGTTGCGGTCAAGAGTTACGTACAGGGTACGACTTAAGAACTGCACGACGTTCACTAAACCTACTTACAATTGAGTGGGCTAACCGCGGTATTAATTTGTGGACTGTAGAACCTGGTCAAATTAGTTTAAATCAAAATCAGATTATGTATGCATTGCCTGTTGACACGATTGATCTTCTTGACATGGTGACGCGTACTGGAACAGGATCAAACCAACAAGATATTAATATCAACCGTATTAGTGAATCAACGTACATTACGATACCAAATAAAAACGCTACAGGCCGTCCTATTCAAGTGTGGATTAATAGACAAAGTGGCCAAGAGAATCCTACTACGATTACTTTAAATGAAACATTGACTGCTACTGCGTCAACAGCGGCAAACCCGCAAACGATTACGTTATCAAGTACTGTAGGTTTAGCTCAGTTTGGCTTCATTAAAATAGATAATGAAACGATTCAATACGGTGGTATTGACGGTAATGATATAACAGGATGTATCAGAGCTGTAAATAATACTACACTAGCCTCTCATGCAATCGGTGCTAGAATCTATGTACAAAACTTACCTACAGTGAATGTATGGCCGGCACCAGAACAAAGTGATTTTTACGAATTTGTGTATTATAGAATGAGACGTATTCAAGACGCAGGTAATGGTGTTAACGTAGAAGATATTCCGTTCAGATTTATTCCGTGCATGGTAGCAGGCTTAGCTGCTTATTTAAGTATAAAATTACCGGATGTTGATCCTATGAGAATTCAAATGTTAAGAGCAGATTATGAAGCGGCATTCCAATTAGCAGCAGACGAGGATAGAGAAAAAGCAAGTGTGAGGTTTGTACCTCGTGAAATGTTCTATCACGGATAATTAAATGCCAACCAAATTTGCTAGTGCTAAGAACTCGATTGCGCAGTGCGATATATGCGGATTTAGATATAAACTAAAACAATTAAAACGATTGGTTATTAAGACCAAAAATGTTAATATACTCGCATGTCCTGAGTGTTGGAATCCGGATCAGCCCCAGTTAAGTCTTGGTCTTTACCCGATCAACGATCCGCAAGCCGTGCGTAATCCAAGACCTGATAGTCCTAGTTATTATCAATCAGGTTTAAATGGACTACAAACACTAGAGGTTACAGGACCATTACAAAGTGAAACAGGTGTTCCCTTATTAGGTAGCCGAGTTATACAATGGGGCTGGAATCCTGTAGGTGGGTCAAGAGCAAACGATGCTGGATTAACGCCTAATGATCTAGTAGGTATAGGTAATGTAGGCACAGTAACAGTAACAACAACTTAAGGAGAAGTAACATGGCATATAAATCAGCAGCTGACGGTATTACCAAACAAGGTAAAACTAAAGGTAGAAATTTAGGCGATGACGGCGCTAAAGTAGGTATCCAAAAGGGTCCTAAACATGCAGGTTCTAAAGGTGGTAAAAAGAACATTGACATGAAAACTATGGGTCGCGGTTTAGCTAAAGTTGCAGCACAGAAAAAAGGATAATAATCATGGCAAAAGATAATAGACCAGCAGCACAATCAACAGGTACCGAATTTTTCCCTGCGGACACTGCACAACCATTAGAAAAATATGTACAACCAAGACCTAATCCAAATAGTACAGACATTCATTTCAGTCAAGATCCTAATAAATTAAGATCACAAGAGATTAGCAAACAAACAGGCGTACAACGTGTAAGCGTAGGTGATCCTGCTCGTGGCCCTAAAACTGAAGGTATTACTATGCGTGGTTATGGTGCAGCTACTAAAGGTACTAAGGCTAGAGGACCGATGGCGTAATAAATGAATTACACCCAGTTAGTTGATGAAATACAAAGTTATACTGAGAATCAGTTTCAAACAGCTGATATCAATACTTTTATTACTCAAGCCGAACAACGCATTTATAATTCGGTGCAACTTCCTGCATTACGTAAAAACGTAACAGGTTCACTCACTGCGGGTAATAAGTATTTAGCTATACCTAATGATTGGTTATCTACATTTAGTTTGGCAGTTATTAATGCAGACAATGAGTATTTATATTTACTCAATAAGGACGTGAACTTTATTAGGCAATCATTTCCTGATACTGATTCAGATTTTTATGGTGAGCCTGAATATTATGCAGTGTTTGATAATAATACTTTTATAGTAGGTCCTACACCTGATGCTAGCTACGATGTTGAATTACATTACTTTTATTATCCTGAGTCTATTACTACAGTAGTAGGGGGCCAAACTTGGTTGGGCGATAACTTTAGTTCTGTTCTTTTATATGGATCTTTATTAGAAGCGTATACCTATATGAAAGGCGAAGCAGATGTTGTTGCTGGATATCAAAAACGATATGATGAAGCTATGCAATTGCTAGTCCAATTAGGTGACGGCAAAAACAGACAAGATGCATATCGTTCTGGTCAAGTTAGGGTTCCGGTTAGAACATGATTTTAGGACAAGCACAGACCACTACGTTCAAACTAAACTTGTTACAAGGTTTAGTGAATTTTAATACAGGGTCACCCTATACATATAAAATAGCTTTGTATAATGCACTATCTACTATTAACAGTGAAACAACTGCATATACAACGCAAGACGAAATTACAGGCACAGGCTACGTAGCGGGAGGTAAGATATTAGTTCCTACTGTTGGCAGTGATCCTAGTAATAACACGGCTTATGTTACTTTTGCTAATGTGACTTGGAGCCCTGCAAACTTTACGGCAGCTGGCGCTTTGATATATAATGCAACTACAAACGCATCGGTCGCAGTATTAAATTTTGGTGGAGAAAAAATAGCCACTACTACGTTTACAATCGAGTTTCCAGCAGCTACATCCACAACTGCTGTATTAAGAATTAATTAAGGAGAAATCATGCATAAAGAAAAACAAGGTTTTGGTGATTCAGCCATAGCCACATTAAACACAAATGCTATCTCTGCAGAAGATATGGGTGTGCATGGTCACTACCACGTAGTTTGCCGAGATAAAAATGGTAACATTAAGTGGGAAGAAGAGTTTCCTAATTTAGTCGTGGCTGCTGGTAAAGAGTTGATGTTAAATACATTACTAAGAACTTCAGGTACATACACTACAGTAGGACCTTTCTTAGGCTTAACAAATGCTACTTTAACCCCTGCAGCTACAGATACTATGACAACTTTAGTAGGTGGCGGTTTTGAATTCACTAACTATACAGTGGGCGGTTCACCAGTACGTGGTACAGCTACATTTGCAGCAGCTACTTCAACAGGTTCAACACCAACTAACGTAACAACTTCAGCAGCATCTCCTATCACTTACACTATTACAGGTGGTGGCGGTACAGTTTATGGTTGTTTCTTAGTAACAGGTTCTGGTGCAGTAAGTACACAAAGTTCTACTGCAGGTACCTTATATAGTGAAGGTAACTTTGCAACTGCTAAAGTAACAACAGCAGGCGATACGGTTTCAGTTACATACTCTACAACTGCAACAAGCTAAGGAGTCCTAAATGGCTCTAGCGTTAAATGATCGCGTACAGCAAACGGGTACGGCTAACACCACAGTTAGTTTTACCCTTACTGGTACCGTTGCTGGGTTTCAATCCTTTGCCGTAGTTGGTAACGGAAATACCACTTATTATGCTGCAGTAGACGCAAGTGGTAATTGGGAAGTGGGTCTCGGCACTTATTCTAGTACTGGCCCTACATTAACGCGTACAACCATTTTATCTTCAAGTAATTCTGGCCTAGCTGTTACATTCAGCGGTGCTGTGAATGTCTTTGTTACCTACCCTGCAGAAAAATCAATTAACTATGACGCTGATGGTGTTGCAACTATTGGGGAACCTATAAGTTATGTTGATACAGGAATCATTGGAACTTTTGCATCTGATGTTGCTGGCTATAATCAAGTTATTGTTCAAAATAAAAGTGCAGCTACAAACGCTTCAGCTAATATAAATTTATCTAATGATGTTTCTACATCAACTTTCGGCTTTGCTGAATTAGGTATTAACTCATCTAACTTCACAGGTACTGGCTCATTCAATATTCCAAGTGCAGCTTACCTTGCTTCTGCTGGTACAGACTTAACTGTTGGTACTTATAACGCTAATAACATTCACTTCGTAACTAATAGTAATACAACTGATGCGATGACCATCTTTAATTCAGGTGGAGTTTCATTAGGTGGATATGGTGATCCTGGTATTGGTACTTTGTATGCTAATAACGTTTACTTAGGCTACAACACAATTACTGCAACAGCAGGCACTACTATATTAACAAACGCTTCGGCAGCATGGCAAAATGTGGTAGGTACAACAACTCAAACTATTCAATTACCTAATGCTACAACATTATTTAAAGGCTTTGCATTTACTGTAACAAGTAGTAGTACCGGCGCGGTAACTGTTAGAGATAATGCATCTGCTGCTATTGATACTATTGTTACGGGTGGTTCAGCTATTTTAGTGTTGACAGACAATACTACTTCTGCAGGTACATGGGTAGCTTATAGTTATATCCCATCTAGTTATGACTTTAGTGCAACTACAGCTAATTTTGGTACAGCTACTATTACTAACGCTACGTGGAACGGTAATACAATTGCTACAGGTTACGGTGGTACAGGACTAACAAGTTTTGCTGCGGCTAATAACGCGCTTTATTCAACATCAAGTTCAGCTTTAGTTGCAGGTACTCTACCTATTGCAGCGGGTGGTACCGCGGCTACTACGTTTACAGCAAATGGTGTTATATATGGTAACGGTACATCTCCATTAGGTGTTACAGCGGCGGGTACTACAGGCCAAGTTTTAGTAGGTAATACAGGTGCTGCGCCATCATGGGGAACATTATCTACTGCGGCAGTTACATCATTCCAAACATCATTAAGCGGACTTACACCTTCAACTGCAACTTCTGGAGCGGTAACATTAGCAGGCACATTAGGTACTTCTAGTGGTGGTACAAATTTAACAAGCTTTACATCAGGTGGTGCTTTATATGCAACATCCACAAGTGCTTTAACTACAGGCACTTTGCCCGCAACTTCAGGTGGTACAAGTTTTGCTACCTATACAACGGGTGACATTATTTATGCATCGGCTACAAACACATTATCTAAATTACCTATCGGATCATCAGGTCAAATACTTTCAGTTTCTGCAGGCGTCCCGTCATGGACAACGTTATCAAGTACAGCTGTTACATCATTCCAAACTTCACTTAGTGGATTAACACCTAACACATCTACAACGGGTGCTATTACATTAGCAGGCACATTAGGCCCTACATCAGGTGGTACAGGATTAACTACTTATACTCAAGGTGATCTTGTTTATGCAACAGCGACAAACACATTAGGTAAATTAGCAGACGTTGCTACAGGTAATGCACTTATTTCAGGTGGTGTGGGCGCTGATCCTTCATGGGGTAAGATTGGTTTAACAACGCATGTATCAGGTACACTTCCAGTTGGAAATGGTGGTACAGGCCAAACAACATATACAGATGGTCAACTTTTAATTGGTAATACAACGGGTAATACATTAACCAAATCTACATTGACAGCGGGTACGGGTATTAGTATTACAAACGGAGCAGGGTCAATATCCATTGCTTCTACGGTGACTGCAGGATTAACAATTACTAATGATACAACTACAGCAACTCCGTTATACCCAACATTTACAAGTGCTACAACAGGTTCTATTACAGGTGCTAGTGTTACAAGTACTAAGTTAAACTTTACGCCGTCAACTGGAGCTTTAGCGGCTCCTGAAATAGTTGCATCAAATGGATTATTAGTACATAGCTCTACAGTGTCATCAAGTTATGCAATACCTGCAGGGTCTAACGCAATTGCAGCGGGTCCTATTACTGTGGCTTCTGGTGCATCTGTAACTATACCTAGTGGATCTCGTTGGTTGGTATTATAGATGTTTGGGTACGCAGCCTTTGCTCAACCGACCTTTGCTGGACTAGGTGGTACTTCTTACACTTTAACGTTGACTGAAAATGTTGGTGTAAATGATAGTAGTACACAGGCTTGGGTATTTAATGAGACGGCTACTGAAAATATAAGTGTAAATGATTTTAATTCGTTTGCTGGGTTGTTTATATTGTCCATCAATGAGAATGTTAATTTAGCATTTTCAAGTACCGAACAAAGTACATTTGGCCAAACGATTACAGAAAATGTTAATCTAAATAATAACCAAGTTATAGAAGCACAGTTTGCACAAAGTATTACAGAAGATAGCGTAGTAGAAGATGACTCAGTGCAGTATTTTGCAGCACAAGAAACAATTACGCAAAACGTAGTAATGAACGATGTAAGAGCTATAGCAGCTCAGTTTTTGGCATCTATTTCTGAAAATAGTAATTTAAATAATACACAAAGTATTACCGCGCAGTTTGCACAAAGTGTTATTGAAAATGTAAACATGAATGACGCGGCTACTGTGTTTGCTAATTTTATAGCGTCTAGAACTGAAGATATTACGATGGCTGACGTTGCGGTCATTATTCAATTGTTCTTTGAAAGCATTACAGAGCCTATTACAGTAGCAGATACAAATAGTATTCAAGCAGGTTTTGTAGTAAATGTTGTAGAAAATAGTGATCTAAATACAGTCATTACAATAAGAGCGGACTATAACGCGACCATAAACGAAGTATTTACGATATTAGATAACCTATGCTACAACGGCTGGTTTAGAATTGATGATAGTCAAACGGCGTCATGGGCAGTTATACCGGGTCCAGTTGCTGCAGGATGGACTACAATAAGTACGATAAACATCCCAGGTTGGGGCGATATTGATACAAAACAACCATGTAGTTAATGTATAATACGAATTAATAAAAAGGAGTAGAATTTTGGCATCCACATACAGCCCACTTAAAATAGAACTTATCGGGACAGGCGACCAGTCTGGTACCTGGGGTACCACTACGAATATCAATTTAGGTACGGCGATTGAAGAAGCTATTACAGGGTCTGCCGATGTTGCCTTTTCAAGTGCCGATGTTACCTTAACGCTAACTAATACTAATACCTCTCAAACAGCTCGTAACCTACGTTTAAACCTAACAGGTACTTCAGGCGGTGCTCGTAATTTAACAGTACCTGATATTGAGAAGTTTTATATTATTGCTAATAATTTAGCAGACGACGTTACAGTTAGAAATTCAACAGGTACAACCTATACAGTTCCAGCAGGAACCACAGGGCAAGTATTTAGCACAGGTACTGGGATTAAAGCAGGTCAAAGCTTCTTTGAAGGCGAGATTCTATCAAGTGCTGCATATATTTTAGGTGGTGCGATTGAGAATACTCCGATTGGCTCTGTTACAAAAAATACAGGCGGATTCACAAACTTAACTGTTACAGGAAATACTATTCTTGGTGATGCAGTTGGTGATACAATAACGGCTAATGCGGGCACTTTGAGCATACCAAATAATTTAGTTTTTAACGGTACAGGATCTGTAACACTACCTAACGGTACGACTGGGCAACAACCAGGTTCACCTACCCCAGGTATGATTAGGTATAATAGCACGACTGACTCATTTGAAGGTTATACAACGACATTTGGTTGGGGTGCGATTGGTGGCGGTAATGCTACATCAACAGGATTCTGGCAAAATATACAAACAATTGTAACTAATGAATCAATCCAATCCGGATACAATGCTTCATCAGTTGGCCCAATAACAATCGCTTCAGGTGCTTCAGTCACAGTACCCGTAGGTAGCATTTGGTTAGTATTATAGTGAGTGTTTGTGTTTATTGGTTAGGACTTGAAGAACATACAGATATATTTACACAAGGATATATTGGGGTTACTAACAATATAAATGATAGATACGAAGCTCATAGAAATAGAACACAAAATGCACATTTAAAAAATGCTATAGCTAAGTATGGTTGGGATAATATAGTAAAAAAAGTTATAATTGTTGCAGATGAAGTTTATTGTCTTATGATAGAAGCTCAATTAAGAGCTAAAGAAAATATAGGTTGGAATATAGTTATTGGTGGAGGGAAACCCCCCGTATCTAAAAAAGGCTGCAATAAAGGCAAAATACCTTGGAATAAAGGTAAACAATTTAGTGAAGAAACTAAAGCAAAAATGGGATTAGTCCATAAAGGACAAAAAGCTTGGAATAAAGGATTGAAAACTCCTGACGATGTTAGGTTAAAACAACGACTAGCTAAATTAGGTAAAAAATTATCAATAGAAACTCGTGAAAAAATGAGACAAGCTCAATTAAATAGATACAAGGAGAAATAACAATGGCCGTAACTTTAAATGCCCTAACTACTGGTGTAGGTGGACTACAAACTACAGGGGACACTTCGGGAGAAATTAGTTTACAGTCTAATGGATCGACTGTTTTAGCAGCGACTGCAACGGGCGTAGCTGCAACTGGAACATTAAGTGCAACAGGAAATATTTCTTCTCCAACAGGTAATTTATCTGCTCCAGCAGGTACTCTAACAATTACAACAATTAATGCATCAGGTAACATTTCTACTCCTACAGGCACTGTAACAGCATCATCATTCGTAGGTAACGGAGCTTCTCTTACAGGTATTGCTGGTGGTTTCTCAAACATGACTGTCTATACCTCTCCTGGTACATTCACAACCCCTAGCTCAACAACTAAAATTAAAGTCACAGTTGTGGGCGGTGGTGGAGGTGGAGGCGGAGGATATTTACGAACAACTCCAGTTCCTTCAGTTTCTGGTTCAGGCGGTGGTGGCGGAGGTGGAGGCGCAGCTATTTATGTAGGTGCTGTAAGTGCTTCTACTGGATATGCTGTGACTGTAGGTGCTGGTGGAAGTGCTGGAGCTGGTAGTAATCCAGGAACATCAGCGCCTTCAGGATCTCCAGGAGGTACATCTTCATTTGGTGCTTTAGCAAGTGCTACAGGAGGAACTGGAGGTTCTCCTACTGGAGTTGCAGGTGGAGCTGGTTCTGCTGGCACATTATTAATATCTGGTGGCATGGGTGGTGCTCCTACATCAGCAAATACAGGGTTTGGTGGAGTATCATTATTAGGAGGAAATGCAAATACTGGTTCACCAACAGGATTTCCAGGAGGAACGTATGGTGGTGGTGGTGGAGGCGGCTTATCAGCTGTGCCTGGTGGCACTGGTGCCGCAGGTGTTGTAGTCGTAGAATACTAATTTTTAAAGTAATAAAAGGAAAATAAAAATGTCAAAACAAGCGTTAATTAGTCCAAATGAACCAAGAGAAACTGGCTACAGAGTAGCTCAAGTTGAACCTAATGGTTCTACATTTGAAGTAGGTGCACCATTATTCTGGACACCATGTGCAGATGATGTAGTTGCAGACCAATTTTGGTATGATCCTAGCGATCAACTTATAAAAGCATTCCCAGTAGTAGTGCAAGACGCACCTGCTGAACTTACAGTTTAATTTAGGAGTAAAGTATGCCAGTTATTATTGACGGTACAAGTGGTATAACAACGCCATCTATAGATACAACTACACCACTTATTACTGCTGACGGTGGTACTGGTACTGGTACTCTAACAGCTGGTTCAGTATTAGTAGGTAATGGTACAAGTGCTGTTAATTTAGTAGCTGCTGGTTCTTCTGGTAACGTGCTTACTTCTAACGGTACAACATGGACAAGTGCAGCTGCAGGTGGTGGTCAAATTCAAGCTCAAATATTTACTTCACCAGGTACTTTTACAACTCCAGCTAGCACTACTAGGATTATAGTTACTGTTGTTGGTGGTGGTGGTGGCAGTGGAAGCTCTGCTGCTTATGCTGGAACTTCTGGTGGAACTACATCATTTAGTACACTTGTATCTGCAACAGGTGGAGCTGGTGGTCCTTCAGGTCCAGGTCCTACAACACCAATTGTTCCAGGAACTGGTACAGTAACTACAGGAACCGCATTATATAATGGACCAAGAGACGCATCTAATTTTGACTTGCGTGGAATAATTAGAGCTGGTGGTAATGGAACAAGAGTTACTGGTCCAATTGCTCCAACTGCATATTCTGTTTCTGCAGGATATTCTGCTGGCAGTGGAAGTAACTCTCCAGGAAATGTTTTTGGAGGTACTGGTGGTGTTGCAATAGCTATATGTCCTGTCACAGCTTCTACATCATATCCAATAACAGTTGGAACAGGTGGAACAAGTCCAGCTAATGGTAGTGGTATTGGCGGAGCAGTTTTAGTAGAATTTGTAGGATAATGAAACTACTTATAGCTTGTCTCATAATATCTTATTTTGTGTTATCATATAAGTTGCATAAACTTCATGAGAGCATAATAGATGGACACTATACAACAATTCAAAGATAAAGGTTACGTTCACCTTAAAGACTTTTTAGATAAAGACAATTGCAAGCAATTAGTTGCAGAATTAAATAGACTTGTACAAGAACGTAAAACAGTAAAAGACCCACAATGTCCATTATCAGAAGCTGTACATGGTGCTATAGCTTTTGATAGTTTGCTAGAACAATTGCTTCCACATTTTGAAGCTGCTAGTGGACTAAAACTATATCCTACATACTCATACGCAAGGCTCTATAACACTCAAGGTGAAGAACTAAAAAACCATAGAGATAGAGAGTCTTGTGAAATATCAGCCACAATTACATTAGGTTTTGATGGTGATGTATGGGCTATTTACATGGGTGATAATGAAGACAAAACAGATGGTACGAAAATTGAAATGGATGTTGGTGATGCTGTTATGTATCGTGGCATGGACAAATGGCATTGGCGTGAACCTTATGTTGAGGGAAAATGGCAAGCCCAAGTATTCCTACATTATGTAGATCAAAATGGTCCTCATGCTGAATGGAAATACGATAAACGTGAGTCTTTAGGTTTAAGTAAAACAATAACTGAACCTATTAACCAACAATTAGATGTAGCTTATGTTGTACAAAACGCTGTATCAGATGCTTTTTGTAACAAACTTATAGAAGAGTACTCTAAACCAGAAGTTGAAAAAGAACTACCTTTTATTGGTGAAGGTCGTGATCTTGAAAAGAATATTAATTTAGATATTCGTAATGTATTAAGACTTCCACTACCAATGAACCAAGGCATAGGAGCTACATTAACTTCTTGTGCTTTAAATATGAACTATCAATTTTGGAAGTTTGATATTACTCATTCTAACCAAACAGAATTTTTAATGTATGACGTTAAAGGTAAATACGAAGCTCATGTAGATACCTTTCATCAACATGGTAATGAAACAAGAAAACTAACAGCTTTAGCTATATTAAATGATGACTTTGAAGGCGGTAAATTCTTTATCCAAAACGGTAATGAAAAGATATATCCTCCACAAGCAAAAGGAAGCATTATTGTATTCCCATCATTTATGTTACATGGTGTAGAGCCAGTTACTAAAGGTAAACGATATACAGTAGTCACATGGATGGTAGGTCCATACTTTAAATAATTATAGGGGGTATAGATGTTTGGCATAAGCGCATTTGCACAAACAGCTTATAGTTCTCTTGCTAGTGGAGTAGTATTAGGCACAGCACAAATAGATGCTAATGCTACAGTAACTGCTTCAGCTTATCGTGTAAGACTAAATTCAGCCGCTATAGATGCTAATGCAACTGTAACTGCAGATGGTTACTCATTAATTTATGCAAGTGGTTCTATAAACGCTAATGCTTTAGTAACAGCAAATGGTTATTCAGAAGCGTATGGTAGTGGTTCTATTACAGGAACTGCAGCATTATATGTAGACGGTATTTATGTATACGCTTTTGCTAGTGGTGCAATATTTGCTAACTCTAGTGTTACAGCAGACGGTATACGCATAAGAACATCTACCGGTTCTATAGACGCTACAGCACAAGTAACTGCTAACGGTGGTGTGATATACGAAGGTTTTGGTCATATTACTGCAGAAGCACTTTTAAATGCAAGTGCAAACGCTATACTTGCAGGCGTAGGTGCTATCAATGCAACTTCAACAGTTACAGCAAAAGGAAAAGTTTTAGGTGAAGAATGGAATAACGTTCCATACACATCAAATTCATGGGGTGAAATAACAGCGGTTAGCAATACATGGACTGAAGTTCCTACAGGTTCAGAAACATGGACTAATGTTGCTGCAGGCTCAGATACTTGGACAGATATTATAGGAAATAATGATACATGGCTACCAATAGGGTAAATTTTACGGAATGGTTACCAGACCAACCATCTACAAT